GGATTGTTTGCGCAGTTCGTCCATGCGTTATTCCTCCGCTTCTACTCCTTCCGGCAGCGGTTCTTCTTCGTCTTCGTCTTCCGTGTAACGTGAAGCTTCTTCACGGACAACACGTGACAGAACGCCGTCGATTTCATCAGAAGACAAGAACGGCAGATGCCGCACGACGGTTTCTGCGTCAAGCACAGAAGCTGCTGACATAATCATTTGCGTTTCTTCAAGCTGATTCGCTATGCGGGAACGCTTGAAAATGTATTTCGTGTCTGTGCCATAGCCGGCAAGTTCAAGGATTCCGTCGACAAAGTCGCAAATGCAGTCTTCGAAGTCGTCTGCGTCGCCGTCTTGCGGATCATACGCGGCAAGAATTGCCGTCGCTGTGATATTGCCGCCGCTGATTTGATTGACATTCAGGGCCATTGCGTCGCGGTACAAGTCCGCTTCCGTTCGCGTCAGCAGTGCTTCGCGGGCGTTTGTCGGAACGTCCATAGTGTGCGCTTCTGCCTGTGCGCCGTTGTCGCCGTCAACGACTGCTGCGCGTACAGTCTTCATGCGTTCAACGAATTTCGCAAGGTCTATGTCGTCCATGCCGCCCGCGTTCTGCAGCGTCCAATAGATCACAGATGCGTCGTCAACGTCGTTTGCGAAGCCGGATTTTATCAAGTCATACACGTCGATATTTTCCCGCATGCCCACAAGCAGCGACTGCTTGTTCGATTCGTAACACGGAACAATCGGGAAAGAAGGATAATTCCGGCCCGACAAAATTTCTTCGCTGTCCTCCGTCACTGCGACTTTCAGCACATAGGGCCGTTTTTCCTGATACAGCGTCGGCGCTTGTCCTGACGGCTTTATGTACTCCGTGTAGCCGTCCATTTCGTACAGCGTGAAGCGCAGCGGCTTGTCAGATGCCAATTGCCAAAAGCGAACGCCGGCTTTCAGCTGCCCGTCTTCTTCATCGTACAACGGCGCAAATTCCGTCAGCTTGAACATTTCCACATGATCGTAATTGAAGAAGCCGAAAGACACGCCGGCAATAAGACTGTTGCGGCCTATTTTCTTTAACACCTTGTCAAACTTGTCGCCGCCGATTGCGTCCTTCGCAGATTTGTCTTCGAACGCAATTCCGTTTCCAAGAAGATATTGCGTCTTCTGCACAACGAATCTGTGAAAGAAGTTTGACGCGCATTTGTAGTTTGCACTGTAGTTGTCAGGAACGGCAGCGCCGGACATGGTATACAGCAATTTCTGATACTGATTGATTGTAACGTTCAGCTGCTTGTCGTATTCGTAAGCAATGACAGCTTCGTCATACGCTGCAGAGCCTTTGTGTTCGTCAATGATTTTCAAACACAGCGCCATTCTGTCGTTTTCATCGTCGCCCACCTTCAGCAAATCCTGAAATGTTATCATTTCTCTGTGTCCTCCTTTTTAGTTCCACAACGGCTTGTATTCGGTTTCGCCCTTGCGGGAATATATGCGCATCATGCACGCAGCGCTGTCAGGCGCGTCGTCATGTTCTGCGTTTTCGTTATAGTCACAAATCTGTGCGATATAATCCGCGTCAGTTCCTGTGACGAATCTGACATTTTGCCATGCTGACTTCAGGTAAGACGTAATTTTGACAAACTTGTTCATGTCTTCGTGATAGATGCTGACGCGTTCGCCTTCGTTGCGCAGCATCTTTCCGACAAAGCCCTTGTCGCCGTTGTCTTCGACGTAAATTCTGCCGGCTTTGAATTGCCTGTGATATTGCAAAAGCTGCGGCATGACTTCTTCGAAGCCCTTGTGCCACAGTTTCCCGAAGATATAATAAACGCCGTCTGTGCGCTTGCAGATCGTCAATGCGGTATAATCCGCGCCGCCGAATGCAGCGTCAATGTGCGTCAGTCCCTGTTCTGCCTTTGCCGCATCTTCGTTCATTGTCGGATTGTCGAAAATGACGTCTTCTGCGGCTATGTGGCGCAGTTCATAGTTTGCAGCGAACAACGACGGCAGCATTCGCTGTTTCAGTTCTTCAATCTGTTCTTTCGTCAGAAGGCCCGTTGAATAGCAGTCGTATTTCTCCGGCGCTGGCATAAGTGAAAAAGCATCGTCTTTGTGCCACGGCGTCCCCGTGTTGAAAATGCGCCCGTTCGGATTCAGAATGTTCGCAAGTTCCTGATAGATCATTTTTGTTCTGTCGCGTTCGGCCTTCGAAACGCGGTCTTTCAGGTTCACAATGTCGTCAGTGAAAATGAAGTCGAAGTGTTTGCCCGTCAAGCTGCCGCCGATGCCCATTCCGACAAGCTGCGAAGTTCCGCGCACGTCCGTTGTCAGGTTTGTTGACAGTTCCGTTGCGTTTGCTGTCGTGAGAATCAGCGGCACGCCGTAAATGCACTGCACAAGAAACACTGTCCGCGGATCAGTCAGAATCTTCTGCACCTGACGAATAACTTCTTTGACGTCGTCGTCCGTCTTCCGCATGAACAGAATTCGCTTGTTCGGAAGAAGAATCATAATGACTGCAAGGGCAATTGACAGACAAGTTGTCTTGAAACTGCCGCGATGCCCTTGCAGCGTCTTTGACTTCTTCCCGCGTATCATGTCGACAAGCCATTTGTTATGAACGGCCCGAAGCTTTGTGAAGCCCAACAGTCGCCCGAACGCAGCCGGCCTTGTCAGAAGGAAGTTGACTGCTTCAGCCCGCGTCATTTCCGTTCCCTTCTTCGCCGTCGTCATAGACAGCACTTTCGACTTCATCAATCACAGTTTGGTCTACTTCTGCAAGCATGACTTTTTCAATCGGCTTTTGTCCGATGCTGTCCCGCAGCACTTCGAACGCCTTGACGTTCCCTTGCACAGCCTGTTCATACAGCTTCAACGTGATTAGTTCCGCGCCGGTCATTTTCCTTCCCGTGTCGGGATCGACTGCACGTTTTTCAAGCAGCGTTTCAAGTGCCAAACGCAGATTCTTCTTGTCGCGTCGGGCCTTGCCTGAAGCTATGCCGCCTTTGCGCGTGATTTCACGCACGTTTTCTTCTGTTCGTTCTCTGTTTGACTTCAGATTTTGCGGATTTCCACGCGGCATACGATCACCACCCTTCTTTCACAGCTTCTTCAGCCTGTTTTGCAAGTCCTTTGTGTTTCTCCATAAGCGCGTTTATATAGTTGCGCAGCACTGCAGAATATGTTCTGCCGGTCTTGTCGGAATACAGCTGCAAGAAGCGTTTCTGTTCGGGCGTCAGAATGAACATGCACTGTGCTGAATAGTTTTTTCTGTCAGCCATTGTCTGCACTTCCCTTCTTCGCTTCGATTTCCGCAGCCTTCTTCTGCAGCAGTTCCTGAATGTTCTGAATGACGGCTTGCACTGCCGGCGGCACGTTCCGTTCTTCCTTCTTGCGTTTTGCTTCCTGTTCGTACAGCATGCGGAAGTTTGCGCGGGAAGCTTCGTGATTCTCCGACATGCAGATATTGTCCCACCCGATAAAATCCACGACGGCGCGTGTCACTGCGTCGAACATTTCGCATGCGGAATTGTATTCGTATATGCCGTGAATGTGGATCGCGTCTTGTACGGTTTCCCATGCCTTGCCCCATGACGGAAGATCGCCGGACGTGACAAGCTGCGACTGTTCACGCAGTTCTGCGATTGTCGGCGGCCATTTCTGCGTTGCCACCCACCTTTTCAGGGCCGTTCCCAAAACGACGGCGTCTAAGTCTTGCAGCGCTTCATACCACAAATTGATTGCATCGTCATTCGGCAGCAGTTTTTCCCGCGGATAATACGTCTGAAGCGCCATGACGATTTGTGCGAATTCTGACTTTTTCATGTTGTTTACTCCGTTTCCGTCTGCGTCCAATACTCCACAGCGCCGGCGTCAATGACGGCTGTTTTTGTGCAAAGCACAATGTCAATTGCCGTATGAATTGCTGCAAGCTTGTCCGTTGCAGACTTCTTTTTGTAATTTTCGCATGTTTTCGCATCATTTTCAAGTGTTTTTGCGTATTTCCGCAGCTTTTCCATGACAGCTTCCTTCGGAACAAACTTTTCAAGCTTCTTTGCCATTTCTTCCGCCCTCCTTGCTTCCGCATCTGTCAAACATTTCGCAATAGCTGCAAAGCATGCCGTGTGTAAGGCTGCGGCAGCGGTTCTGCAGCTGCACATTGTCAACTTCCAATTGCGACAGATAGTTGACGGCTGCGACTATTTCACGAATGCAGCCGTTCTGATCCGCAATAATTTCGATTGCTTCCTTCGTTGTCATTCGTCGACTTCCTCCTTCAGCAGTTCTTCTTCGGCTCTAAGTTCTTCGGTGTATTCACATTGACCGCAAAAAAATCCGTTGTAACAAGTTTGCCCCGTGAACGGACAAGTCCAAAAATAATATTCTTCTTCCGCTGTCATTCGTCTACTTCCTCCTTCAGCAGTTCTGCGGCTTCTTCGTAGTTGTCGCAGTCCGTTCGGAACAGCGGGCAGTTTTCACATTTCCCGATTGCATTGCAGATCATGTCGCGCATGACGTCGTCACCTTCGCGTTCAATGATTTCAGCGACAGTCTTTTCAAACAGTGTCATTGTTGTTTCCTCCTTCAGCCCTTTTCAGTTTGCGCAGCAGTGCGTCAATTTTGTTTTCCTTGTATTCCGGCTCAATAACCGTGTAAAGCTGATTTGCGCATTGCAACACCTTGCGCACGACAAGCGCTTCTTCTGCGGTCAGGAAGACAATGACGCCGTCCTTTTCCATTTCGTTTCGCAGCATGTCCGCTGCCGCTTTTACTTCCTTCTGCATTTCGTCAGTCATGCTTGTTTTCCTCCTTCGGTTCGATTCTGTCAAGAACGCTTTTGCAGCGCTGAAGAAGCAGCAGCACTTCTTTTTCATCGTCTGTCAGGAAAGACGCGCAAATTGTCATGCCGTCAATGCGGTTCTGCAATTCGCATTTCAGAAGTTCAAGTTCATTCATGTTTGTTTTCCTCCATGTTTACAAAGTCAACGTGCCACGCCTTGAAGATGCGCACGACGTTTCCGACGTCTTCAAAGAGAACCTTGTCTGCCTTTTCGCCTTCTGCAAACACAGTCGCGTCTTGCGGCATTTCTTGCAGTTTTCCGATCAGTTCAGCAACCGTCATTTTTGTTTTCCTCCTTCGGGCAAGTCGCATATTCGCAGTGTTCGCAGTCGTTGTCGCAGCCTTCCGGCGTTTCCTCCTTCGCCACATATTCTTTCGAATTCCAATCAATGCCGGCAAAATAACCGTGTTCGACAAGCCACTTCGCCGCTTTCAGCGCAATGTCTTCAGGAATCGCCGTGATTTCGCATGCCATTTTGTACATGCTGATTTCGACAATGTTGTCAGGCGGCAGCGGTTTCTTTGCGTAAGCGCCCTTTTCTTGCCATTTCAGATAAAACGCTTTGAATTTCTGCAAGTCCAACGACGAAACGGCTTCGTCGCGTTCCCGCTTCCACTGATTGAACAGCTTTTCTGCTTTCTTCTTCCGCTTGCGGTTTCCGTTCATGGTTTAGTCCTCCTTGTCTGCCCATTCTTCTAACGACCGATTCCAATCGGCGTACAGTTTCTGCCATTCTTCGCACTTAAAACCTTCTTTCGTTATCGCGAATCCATTTGTCGGCGGCGCTGATTCATAAATTAATTCATGATATTCGCCGAATGATTCAACCGCGGGGTTTCCACAACTTGCGCGTTCAATTAGCCCCATTGCAACAAGCGCTTTTACTGCTTTCCGCACACGATATTTCGTCCATTTCAACAGACTTGCCATGTTTGGCACAGAAACCACGCACCGTTCGGGCGAATATGGCGTCATGTATGTTGATACTTCGCAATTTCCTATACAGCGGAATACTTCTTTTCCGTCATTCGTCATTTCCGTTCTTCCTCCTTGATGATTCTTTTTCCGCAATAAGGGCAAGCAACAGGAATTCCGCCAAGTGCTGTTATAGCGTGATGCCACAGCATAAAATCACATTCAGAACAATGCAGATTTCCGTCAATCGGTGAAGTTATCCACATTGCCTTTGTTTCTTCAAACTTCGCAATGCAGTTTTCAAGCTTTTTGTACATGTAGTCACTTTCGCCGACTTTCAGCACTTCAGCATCGATTTTCTGCATCAGTCTTTTCTTGTCTTCATCAGTCATTGTTCTGTTCCTCCTTCATCAGAAATTCCGTCATGCGTTCCGTTTCTTCGACGGTCAGCAGCTTCTGTTTGTTCCTGATCCGCTTTGACTTGCCTTGCAGTAGCTTCTGCGCCTGTTGCCGGCGGAAGTTCGGCCCGCTGACTTGCAGCTTTGTTGTGATTGTTCGGGAAGACATGTGCTATTCCTCCGTTTCGGGAAAATGGTATTTTGTTACTGCAATAGGGAATTCTTCAATTTCGCTTGCCCACACAGGCCGAACGCCGGCGCGACTGAAGACAAGCGGGAATCCACCTATTCCGTCAAACAACGAAGCCATTGTTGCGCCTTCAGGCAGATGCGCTGCAATGCGTTCTGCAAGCCACTGCCAAAACGGAAGCGCGATGCTGTTGCCAAGTGCTTTATATCTTGGGCTGTCGCTGTCGCCTTTGTGCAGCTTTCCTTTGCTGTCTATCCAATCAGGGATCAGCGTCCAATTGTCGGGAAAACCTTGCAGACGTTCGCATTCTTTCGGCGTTATTCTGCGCAAAACGTTTTTATATTCAACAGGGCCGTTGTTTCCGCCCGTCCCCATTCTTGCAAGAAGCG